ATACGATTGAAATGTATAAACCTGGGGGCCGTTTCCCTTCGAATCTAGTAATTTCCTGCGAACCCGGATGCACCGAAAAGGAACACGTCACGGAATGCCCAGCGACGATGCTGGATGAACAAAGCGGGCGAACACAAAGCGGGCGAACACAAAGCGGGCGAAAAGGTGCGGGTTGGCAAAGTGAATACGTGGGCGGGAATGTCGAAAGGGAAGTCCAGACTGTCGAATACGGAGACGAAGGCGGCGCTTCCAGATTTTTCTACTGCGCGAAACCCTCTGTCTCGGAAAAAGACGCGGGGCTGGACGGTTTTGAATCAAAGGTCGTTAATGAATCATGCCCGCCTGGTTCACCTGGATCAAATTCACCGGGGGCTGGCGCAGGCAGAACAGGCGAGCGTCGAAACATTCACCCGACCGTGAAACCGATCGCACTGATGCGCTATTTTTGTCGCATGGTGACCCCACCTGGCGGAACAGTATTGGAACCCTTCACTGGAAGCGGAACGACGGCTATCGGAGCCCTTGCGGAAGGGTTGAGTTTTGTCGGGTGTGAAAAGGAAAAGGAATATTTTTCCATCGCTATGCAAAGGATCATGTCTGCGTTTCCGAAGGCACAAATCCTGAAATAGGAATTGAATGCCGAAAAAAAAGCAAAAGCTGATGGGGCTCCGGGAATACGCCCGGCATCGGAAGGTGCGCCTTTCAACCGTCCAGGACGCTATCGCGAAAGGTCGAATTTCCGTGGTAATGGAGCGCGGAAAAAAGAAAATCGACCCTTCGAAAGCGGATCGGGAGTTTGACCAGAACACGGACCCCAGCAAACAAAACCGCAAACCGGACAGCGAGCCGCGGCCGCCGCAAACGCAATCCACCGAAGCGAACCCGGAAAGTTCAAACAAACCCAAAGCGCCGACCTATCAGTCAGCCAGGACCATGCGGGAAGCCTATTCCGCGCGGCTGCAAAAACTCGAATGGGAAAAGCGATCGGGGGAAGTGATCCAGGTCAAATCGGTTCGTGTGCAGGCTTTTCAACTGGCCCGGACGGTTCGCGACGCAATTCTGAATGTCCCGGACCGCATTGCGGCTATACTCGCGGCGGAAACTGACCCAAGAATTGTTCACGATTTACTTTCGAAGGAACTAAAATCAGCACTTCAGGAACTGGTGAATGCAGCAAGAATCGCAGAAAAAAAGTGAATACACGGAACTTGCCTGGGCTGACACCGTATGGACTGACGCATGGTGGGAAGGGCTCGAACCCGATCCGGAATTGACTGTCAGCGAGTGGGCCGACGAATATCGGGTGCTTTCACAAAAGTCCGCAGCCGAACCTGGACGATGGCGAACTTCCCGGACCCCTTACCTGCGCGAAATTCAGGACATCCTGACGCCGACAGACCCGACACAGTACGTTGTATTCATGAAAGGGAGTCAGATCGGTGGGCCGCTTTCACTGGACACTGAAGTCCCGACCCATTCAGGGTTCAAAACAATGGGGGAACTTCAGGTCGGCGACCTGGTGTTTGATGAAAAAGGGAAGGTTCAAACCGTGTTGGGAGTTTCACCAGTCTTTCACGACGAACCGTGTTATGTAGTGGGGTTCGACGATGGATCGAAAGTTCGCTGCGACTGGCGTCATCTGTGGACAGTTGAACGAGATAACTTCAAAGGGAAATACACCCGCCAGACACTTCGGACTGAGGAAATAAAACAGCAATTCAAGGTTCAAGGCAGGAACCGCTTTCGTATTCCAGTGGCTGGCTTCCTTCACACAGAGGGAAAACCCTTGCCTATAGGCCCGTACACTTTGGGGGCGTGGCTCGGTGACGGAAATCGATGTTCGAATCGAATTACAACGGCTGAATGGGACGCTTATCAAATTGCTTCGGAAATAGAATCTGAAGGGTACCTGGTTTCGGTTGAGGGATGCGAAAAGCGTTGGAATTCTGTTCGAGACATCGTGATCGATCCGGTGAAGGGAGCAAAACAATGCAGGCGAGGACACAATTTTTCTGTCCATGGGAAAACAAAAAATGGGAAGTGTGCCCAGTGCCATCGCGATCGGAGCTATAGCGCGAAATACGGTTCCAGACGTCCAAAGCCGGCACCTGGTTCATTCGGAACGGTAACCCGCCGCATCGGTGTTTACCGAAACAAACACATTCCAGTGGAATATTTGCGCGCTTCCTTTTCACAAAGGCTTCGTTTTTTACAGGGTCTGATGGATACCGACGGAAGCTGTAATAAGGCTGGTCTGTGCGAATTCTATTCAAACGACCGGGCGTTGGCCGAACAGGTCCAGCATTTAGTTTGCTCTCTTGGGATAAGAGCCAGATTGAAACGCCGGGGACCCAGTTCCACCGGAAAACACACCAATAAAGACACCTTCACAGTTCGCTTTACCGCCTATGTGGAGACACCGGTTTTCACGCTTGATCGCAAACTATCACGCCTAAATTCAACGGGCCGAAGGTCGGAAACCGAATTTCGGCGAATTACTTCAGTCGAGCCAGTGGAAAGCTTTCCAACTAGGTGCATTCAGGTTTCCTCTGAAAGTAATTTGTTCCTAGTGGGAAGGGAATGCGTTCCGACACACAACACCGAGTGTGGAAATAATTGGATCGGTTACATCATTGACCTGACGCCGGCGCCGACCATTGGGGTTCAACCGACGGTGGATCTGGCGAAGCGACACAGTAAACAGCGAATTGACCCGATGGTGGACGAATGCGCGAGGCTCCGCGAAAAGCTGACGGAAAAGCGCGCGCGCGACGGCGGAAATACCATGCTGCAAAAGGATTTCCCGGGTGGAACTTTGATCCTGACAGGGGCGAATTCCGCGGTGGGACTGCGATCGACACCCGTTCGGTTCGTTTTTTTGGACGAAGTGGACGGGTATCCCGGCGATGTGGATAACGAAGGGGACCCGGTAATGCTCGCGACCGCCCGGACCCGGACCTATGCCAGGCGCAAAATTTTTGCGTGTTCCACGCCCACGATCGAGGGACAGTCACGCATTGCGGTGGAATACGATCAAAGTGACCAGCGCAGATATTACGTTCCGTGTCCCCATTGCGCAAACATGGACTGGATTAGGTGGGAAAACATACGCTGGCCGAAAGGGGAACCTGAAAAAGCTTGGCTTCACTGCGTTGCTTGCGAAGAAAAGATCACCGACCGACACAAAACTTTGATGCTGGAAAACGGGAAGTGGATCGCGAAGTTTCCAGAGCGTGTCAAAGCCGGCTTCCACCTTTCCGCGTTGTATTCCCCGCTCGGATGGTATGGGTGGGGAGACGCCGCGCGCGAATGGGTTGAGGCAAAGGGAAACCCCAAAAAGCTTCGCGTGTTCGTTAACACGGTGCTTGGGGAGACATGGAAGGAAAAGTCCGACGTTCCAGACTGGAAACGTCTGTATGATCGTCGGGAGCTCTATAAGTTTGCAACGGTTCCCAAAGGGGGGCTTTTCCTGACCGCAGGGGCCGACGTCCAGGCCGACCGAATTGAAGTGGAAGTGGTCGCATGGGGCGGTGGAAAGCGATCCTGGTCGGTCGATTACCGTGTGCTGACCGGTGACACGAACACGTCGGAACCCTGGGATAAGCTGGACGCCCTTTTGACGGAGACATTCCCCACCGAAACCGGACAGGAACTTCCCATTGGAACGCTCGGTATTGATAGCGGCTATAACACCCAGGAAGTCTATAACTGGGCCCGCCGGTACCCGATCACCCGCGTTTTGGCACTGAAGGGCTCCGAAACACTGTCCATGATCCTGGGGCCGCCCCGAAAAGTGGATTTGAATTACCGCGGAAGGGTCGTCAAACGGGGTTTCATGTATTGGCCTGTGGGTGTGTCGGTCGCAAAGTCTGAACTATACGGCTGGCTGAACCTTGAAAAACCGCTCGACGGACAGCCAGAAAACCCAGGTTTTTGTCACTTTCCCGAGTACGACGATGAGCACTTCAAACAGTTGACCGCGGAATCCCTGGTCACAGAGACAAATCCCCAGGGTTACGAAAAGCGGGTGTGGAAAAAAACCCGTGAACGAAACGAACGGTTGGACTGTCGCGTGTATGCGCGCGCGGCGGCTTACGGGATGGGAATGGATCGCATGCGTTCCCAGGATTGGGAAGCGATGGGTGCGGACATGGGTCTGGTAATTGAACAAACACCGGCGAAGCCTGAACAAACGCCGCGTCAAAGTGAACGCAAGCCGGCTGTGCAGGTATCGAAAACGGAACCGGTGCGCACGCGTCGAAAGTCCACCTATTTTTAAGCTTCAGTTTCCCGTAAACTAAGTGATAAGGTTTTCCTTTCGAAATTCTCAATGGCTTTCACGCAAACACAGTTGACGTCCCTTGAAAAGGCGATTGCCGAGGGGGCGCTTGAAGTTCAGTACGCTGACCGCAAGGTCGTTTACCGTTCTCTGCTTGAGATGATGCAGCTTCGTGACTTAATGCGAAAACAATTAGGCGAAGTAGAAAACCAGGGAGTTCGCATCGCCACAAAATTCGACAAAGGATTGTAATTGGGGAATTGGGTCGACAGCGTAGTGTCGTATTTTTCGCCTGCGATGGGAGCCCAGCGCGCGCGCGCGCGTGTGCTGCACGGGTATTACTCGCAGATGGAAAAGCGGTCCTACGAAGGGGCTTCCACACGTCGGCGCATGGAAAACTGGAATACCGCGGGCACTTCCGCGGACGCAGCCCTGAAGGGATCTTTGGATCGTTTGCGCGCCCGTTCCCACGACTTGGTTCGAAACGACCCACACGCAAACAGCGCAGTCGAACGCATTGAATCGGAAATGATCGGCGTGGGGATCATGGGAAAGTTGACCCACCCGAAAAAAGATTCCCAGTCTATTTTGTCTGCGAAAGCACTTTGGCAGGAATGGGCGGAAACGACCGCTTGCGATGCGGACGGTTTGAATACCTTCGGCGGACTGCAGGGACTGATCACACGCACTATCGTTGAAAGCGGGGAATGCCTGGTCCGAAAGCGGCGGATCCGGGTCAGCGACGGCCCGATTCCCGTTCAATACCAGGTTTTGGAACCCGATTACATCGACACTTTGAAGGAAGAAACGCTGAAGGACGGCGGTTTTATTTTGCAAGGCGTTGAGTTCGATAAGCAAGGGCGACGGGTCGCTTACTGGCTTTTTCCGGAACACCCGGGCGGGCTTTCGATTCTTCCCAAAAGTTTCACTTCGCAGAGGGTTCCCGCAAGTGAAGTGCACCATCTTCACCGGGTTTTGCGCCCGGGTCAGGTGCGGGGCGTCCCATGGTTTGCGCCGATTCTGGTAAAGTTAAAAGACCACGCCGATTTCAGCGACGCGACGCTGTTAAGACAAAAAATTGCAAACTGTTTCACCGCTTTTGTGAGGGATCTTGAGAATATTTCGACCCTTCCCAGTGCGAGCCGTGATTCAACCGCTTCACCGCTTGGGGAGACGATGACCCCAGGTCAGATTGAAGTTTTGCGTCCCGGGGAAGACATTACGCTGGCGAATCCACCCGGGCCGGTGACGTTTTCAGATTTTTCGCGTGCGCAGCTTCAGGCGATCGCAACGGGAATGGGGATCAGCTATGAGACGCTGACCGGTGACTATAGTCAGGTAAACTTTTCAAGCGCCCGAATGGGTCGCATTCGTGAGTACGTGAACATCGAAAAGTGGCGCTGGAACCTGGTAATTCCCCGCGCAATTCATCCGATGTTTTTGGGTTTTTTGGAAGGCGCGCAGTTGATTCGAGACGACGTCGACGAACTGGTGGGGGCTCGGTGGACGCCGCCGAAACGCGAACTGACGGACCCGACACGGGAAGTTCCTGCAATGCTTCAATCCGTTCGCGCAGGCTTTCAGTCGCTTCCGGACGCAATTCGTGAACACGGTTTCGAGCCTGATGAGGTGTTTGCAGAGATCGCGGAAGCAAACGAACAGTTGGATCAGTTGAGTTTGAAACTCGACAGTGATCCCAGGAACATGTCACGCGCGGGTGTTTACCAGCCGCCGCCGCAGGGAGACGAATGATGACACCTGAACAGTTGAAAAAACAGTTGGAACAGGCCAGAAAAAACTTTGCGCTTCGATTGGATAAGGCGCGCGAAACTCCCGAACACAAAGCCGTGGAAAGCCTTCCCCCTGGTGGGGTTTTGGCTGCTTTCAATTTAGATACGATCGACGAAAAGAAAAGGACGGTCGATCTGGTGTTTACGAAAGGCGCCCAGGTCCTGCGGGGGTTTTGGTTTCATTATTACGAGGAACTTTCCCTGGACCCAGCCCACATTCGTATGGGTCGCTTTGAAAGCAAAGCTGCACCGCTTTTGAATGCCCATCATCGGTGGGACATGAAAGATCAGATCGGTGTAATTGAACGCGCGTCGATCACAAAAGATGTTGAGGGAGTTTGCACGGTTCGCTTTTCGAAGCGAAAAGCAGTGGAAGAAATCTGGCAGGACGTGAAGGACGGAATATTTCGAAACGTCTCTGTCGGATACTTTCGTTACGAGATACAGGAAGTTGAACAGCCAAAAGCTGATGATGAAGATGAACCAACGCCTGTTTACCGTGTAGTGGATTGGGAGCCCTTCGAGGTTTCCCTGGTTCCGGTCGGGGCCGATCCAGATTGTCAAACCCGTGACCTGCAGACACGCGGCGAAACGGAAATTGAAACCCGACCGTGTACTATAATTCTTCGTGCGGATAGCGCACGTAATTCCAATGGGAGCAAAACTATGACACCTGAAGAAAAAGCTAAGAAAGCCGCTATCCGTGAAGGATCGGCGCCGGTCGAGGAAAAACCCGTCGCCACGCAGCGACAGGCTGAACAGCCGGCGGTGGATTTGGAAGCGGAAAAGCGTGCGGCCCGACAAGGCGAACGCGAAAGGCTTGCACGGATCGAAAAGACCGCGCGCACGCTTGGGTTAGCCGCGGACGATAAGGATGTGGTGAAACTGAAGGAAGGCGACGTCGACACCGACGAAGCCTGTCGTCAGTTGATCGATCTGGCCGCGGAACGGGCTCCGGCGAAGCCGAACGCTATTTCCGTGACCCAGGACGAACAGGAAACCCGCGCCCAGGGCGTTGAGGAATCCCTTTTGTTTCGTTTCGACAAACGAAACGCCCTGACCGAAAAGGGAAAGCCGTATTACGGTTTGACCCTTCGGGAACTGGCGCGTGAATTCTGTCGAGCACACGGAATTTCCGTTGTCGGATTGGGACCCATGGAAATCGCGGG